CAGCTTCGCCGTCGAGGGCGCGAAGATCGGCTCCACCCTCCGCATCCGTCTGCCCGACCGTGCGCTGGTGACCGACGGCGCGGCGCTTCAGGTGCAGGACGACAACGAGCAGTTCACCACGCTCACCGTCGCCTCGCAGAAGCACATCGGCGTCAACTTCACGTCCGCCGAGCTTACCATGCAGCTCGACGACTTCGCCGACCGCGTGCTCAAGCCGCGTATCTCGCAGCTTGCGTCCTCCATCGACGCTGACGTTGCCAACGCCTACAAGTCGATCTTCTCGTCCGTCGGCACTCCCGGCACGACCCCGGCCACTTCGCTTGTCCTGCTTCAGGGCCAGCAGAAGCTGAACGAGTACGCTGCCACGATGCCGAACCGCTACGCCACGGTGAACCCGGCGGCCAACGCGGGTCTGGTCGAGGGCATGAAGGGCCTCTTCAATCCCGTGGACACGATCTCCCGCCAGTTCAAGAACGGCATGATGGGAGAAGGCGTCCTCGGCTACGAGGAGATCAACATGTCCCAGTCGATCAAGCAGCACACGACCGGCTCGCGTGCGGCGACGGGCGCCACTGTCAACGGCAACGCAACCGAAGGCGCTTCGACCATCACGCTTGCTTCCGCAGGCAACACCCTCACCTTCGCGGTGGGCGACGTGTTCACGGTGGCCGACTGCTTCTCGGTCAACCCGCAGACCCGCGAAAGCACGGGCTCGCTCCAGCAGTTCACCGTGACTGCGGCTGCGACCTCGACCTCTGGCGGCGCGGTCACCCTCGATGTCTCGCCAGCGCTCTACTCGCCGTCGAACGCGCTCGCGACTGTCAGCACGCTGACGATCACGGGCAAGGCCGTGACCTTCATCGGTGCTGCCTCGACCTCGTATCCGCAGAACCTGATCTACCACAAGGACGCCATTTCGTTCGCCACGGCTGACCTGCTTCTGCCGAGCGGCGTGGACATAACCTCGCGTCAGGTTCACAACGGCATCTCGATGCGTGTTGTGCGCCAGTACGACATCAACAACGACCGCCTGCCGTGCCGTATCGACGTGCTGTACGGTTACTCGGTCATCCGTCCGCAGATGGCCGCGCGGCTCTGGGGCTAACAGGTAGAGACAGGAGATACACACATGGCAATCCCCCGCGTAGGTAACGGTTACCAGTCCAACGACGGTAACCTGAACGAGGTCAAGATCAGCGTCGCGCCGGTTCCGACCACCGCCGCTGATACCGCGACCCTGACGGCAGCCCAGATCACCAACGGCATCATTCTGGGTTCCCCCACGACGACGGCGTCCTATACGCTGCCGACCGTAACCGACCTGGAAGCCGTTCTTGACAATGCGAAGGTCGGCGTCACGTTCGACTTCCGCATCATCAACGTCACGGGCTCCGGCGTCATCACCGTGGTCACCAACACGGGCTGGTCCATCGGCACCAGCGGCTCGCAGGGTCTGATGACCGTCGCGGCCACCGCTGGCACGGTCCGCGCGTTCCGCGCCCGCAAGACGGGCGACGCCGCCTGGGCGCTCTACGCCATCTCGTAACCAACAGGCGGGCGGTCTTCGGGCCGCCCGTCAACCATCTGGAGGAACAATGGCTTCGATCTACCTGTCCCACCCCAAGCACGGCGTGAAGATCGCCACCATGGAGATGGAGGCGCAGCACGACGAAATGCACGGGTGGACACGTTTCGACCCCGACGAGCAGCAGTTGCCTGACGAGCCTGTCGAGGCTAATGTGCTGGCCGAGCCGCGCCGCCGGGGGCGGCCCCGCGTAACGCAGGACGATTGACATGACGACGGCTGGCGACCTGATCAACGGATCACTGAGGCTTCTGGGCGTACTGGCCGAAGGCGAAACGCCGTCGGCTGAAACGTCCCAGGACGCGCTGGTCGCCATGAACCAGATGATCCAGTCGTGGAACACCGAGCGCCTCGCCGTGTTCTCGACGCAGGATCAGGTCGTCACCTGGCCGCCGGGGCAGCGGTTTCGCACGCTGGGGCCGACCGGCGACATCGTCGCCAACCGCCCTGTCGCCATCGACGACAGCACCTATTTCAAAGACCCTGCGACGGGCATTTCCTACGGCCTCAAGCTGATCAACCAGCAGCAGTACAACGGCATCGCGGTCAAGACGGTCACCTCGACTTACCCGCAGGTGCTGTGGGTCAACATGACTTACCCCGACATTGAAATGTACGTCTACCCGGTGCCGACCAAGGTGCTGGAGTTCCACGTCGTGTCGGTTGACGAACTGACCCAGCCCGCCAATCTGGCGACCGATCTGGCCTTTCCGCCGGGCTACCTGCGCTGCTTCCGCTACAACCTTGCCTGCGAACTGGCCCCTGAGTTCGGCACCGAGCCATCCCGGCAGGTGCAGCGCATCGCCATGACATCCAAGCGTAACCTGAAGCGCATCAACAACCCCGACGACATCATGGCTCTGCCCTATAGCATCGTCGGTACTCGTCAAAGGTACTCAATTTACGCCGGGAATTTCTAATGCAGTCACCTATTTTAGGTTCTGCATATGTTGCGCGGTCGGTTAACGCTGCCGACAGCCGCATGGTCAATCTGTTCCCGGAGGTCGTGCCGGAAGGTGGCAAGCAACCTGCCTTCCTTAACCGTGCGCCGGGGCTGCGCAAGCTTGCAACCGTCGGTCCGGGGCCTGTCCGAGGGCTGTGGTCGCCGCAGATCACGGGCTCCGACGGCTACGTCGTGTCTGGCAACGGCCTGTACAAGATCGACACGGGCTATAATTCGACGTTTCTCGGCACCATCAACGGTTCCGGTCCCGTGTCTATTGCGGACAACGGCACGCAGATCTTCATCGCCGCCAATCCGGACGGTTACATCTACAACATGACCACGGGCGCGTTCGCGCCCATTGGCGACCCTGACTTTCCGGGAGCGTCCACGGTCGGCTACCTTGACGGTTACTTCGTCTTCAACGAGCCGAACAGCCAGAAGGTCTGGGTGACGAGCCTGCTGGACGGCACCAGCGTTGACCCGCTGGATTTCGCTAGTGCGGAGGGCGCCCCCGACCAGTTGATCTCGGTCAACGTCGATCACCGCGAAGCGTGGCTGTTCGGCACGGGCACGACCGAGGTCTGGTACAACGCAGGCACCGCCGACTTTCCGCTTCAGCGCATCCAGGGGGCGTTCAACGAACTGGGCTGCGCGGCGGTCTACTCGGTCGCCAAACTCGACAACACGCTGTTCTGGCTGGGCTCCGACGCGCGCGGGCGGGGCATCGTCTACCGCGCCAACGGCTATCGCGGTGAACGCATCTCGACCCATGCGGTCGAGTTCGCCATCCAGAACTACAGCACCATCTCGGACGCCGTGGCCTACTCCTACCAGCAGGAGGGCCACAAGTTCTATGTTCTCACCTTCCCGACCGCCGACGCAACATGGGTCTACGACACGATCACGGGCGCGTGGCATGAGCGGGCCGGGCTGACCAACGGCCAGTTCACGCGGCACAGGTCGAACTGCCAGATGAATTTCAACAATGAAATCATCGTGGGCGACTACGAAAACGGCAACATCTACGCCTTTGACCTTAGTGTGTTCGCGGACGACACACTGCCGCAGAAATGGTTGCGGTCGTGGCGGGCGCTGCCGACCGGGACCAACAACCTGCGCCGCACGGCGCACCACACGCTTCAGCTTGACTGCGAGAGCGGCGTGGGGGTCAACAACGGGCAGGGCAGCGACCCGCAGGCCATGCTGCGCTGGTCCGACGACGGCGGTCACACCTGGTCGCGCGAGCACTGGACAAGTCTTGGAGCCATCGGCAAGTTCGGCAAGCGCGTCTTCTGGCGGCGGCTCGGCATGACGCAGAAGCTGCGCGACCGTGTCTACGAGGTGTCCGGCACGGACCCGACCAAAATCGTCATCATGGGCGCGGAGCTTATCCTCGATGGCACTGCTTCCTAACGCCAGCCAGATCCCTGCCCAGCGCGTTCCAGTCAGCGAAGCCGCCGCCGTGCCGATCTACGTCGCGCGCGAGTGGTACCGCTTCTTCGACACGCTGCACACCTACATCCCCTCGCCGTCGGTTTTCACCCCTGTTTTCACCCCAATCACCAACGTCACGGCTTTGACCGCTGGCGGATGCTTCTACAACCAGATGGGGCCGGTCATCGCGCTGACAGGCACCTTCACGCTTGATCCTGCGGGCGCGGGTAACACGGTCTTTCGCATGACCCCTCCGGTGCTGGACGACCTAACCTTGTCCTTGGCGGCGGGCATGTTCGTCACCACGGCGTCCGGGGCCAGCGACATCGGATCCATCATTGCCGTCTCTGGCGCACTTGAGTTTCGCCTGAACGCCGTCAACACCACTTCTGCCGTCTACGCCTTCAATGTCAACTACCAGATTGCCTGACAACCCGTTTTACGCTAGGTTCGCCTCATGACCGTCAACCTGTCCCCCTTCGCCAACCCCGGCGCGCAGTTCTTCGACGACAACGGCGACCCCTTGTCGGGCGGCAAGATATTCACCTATGCGGCGGGCACGACCACGCCGAAGGCGACCTACACCGACTACACGGGCGGCACGGCGCACGCCAACCCGATCATCCTCGACGCTGCGGGCCGTCCGCCGTCCGAGGTCTGGCTGACCTATGGCGACGCCTACAAGTTCATCCTCAAGGACAGCCTTGACACGCTGATCGGCACGTTCGACCACATCGACGGCATCCCACCTGTCAACATCAACCTTGTCCGGCTGTACGGATCTACTTCCGGTTACATCGACCTTGTTGCACCGGCGGTGGCAGGGGCCAATACCGTCACGTTCCCTGCGGCCACCGGCACGGTCGCGCTGACGAACAACCCGACCTTCACCGGCACCGCAGCGTTCGCTACCATCACGGCGTCTGGCGACATCACCGGGGCCAAGGCGATCAGCGGACGGCTGCTGTCGGCCTCGCAGACCGTCAACATTGACCAGTACCTTTACATGGGTGGCACGGGGCAGGCCAAACTGCCGGTCGGCTCGACGGCTGACCGCGCGGGTGCGTTCAGTGGCGTTGGTCAGATCATCGGCACAACGCTGACCATCACCAACGTCACCAGCGGGTCGCTCTACATCGGGGCCACGATCACGGGCACGGGCGTCACGGCAGGCACCCGCGTCACCGACTTCCTGACGGGTTCTGGCGGCATCGGCACTTATGCGGTTGACATCTCGCAGACGGTGGCAGCGGGCACGTCCATTGCCGACAGCCCCATCGTCGGCATGATCCGCTACAACAGCACGACCAACGCCTTTGAAGGCTACGGCGCGTCTGGCTGGGCGGGCATCGGCGGCGGCGCCACGGGCGCGGGCGGCGATGAGGTGTTCATCCTCAACAGCCAGATCGTTACGACCTCATACGCCATCCCGTCCGGCAAGAACGCCTCTTCGACCGGGCCGTTGACCATCAACGGCAGTGTCACCATCACCATTCCATCCGGCGCGCGCTGGGTGGTCCTGTAACGGAGCGACCATGTCTCAAATCACCCTCACCAGCGACCCGCTCGGCAGCGCCACGACAGGCACGTTCGAGTTCGAGAACCCGGCGTTCTACATGACGGGCGCCACGTCCCAGCGCGGCGCGGTGCTGGTCGATCAGTACACCATTCAGACCGCAACCCACACGCTGACCAGCCAGACGGCGGCGCAGGCTTTGTTTGACTCCACTACAAACGGTGAAGTCACGCTGGTGCCGGGTACCTACGAGTTCGAGTGCCAGTTCTCGCTATCCAGCATGAGCGGTTCGTCCGGTTCGTTCGGCTTTGCGCTGGGCGGCGGCGCGACCTTCACCGAGTATTGGTGGTCGCTTGCCACTAAGTCTACATTGGCTACGGCGGCCAACGGCCAGGTGACTTACAACACGGCGGCGAACACAACGCTGGTATCCGCCAACACCAACACGGTAGCCTTCGCCCGCATTCACGGCGTTGTGATCGTCACGGTCGGCGGCACGGTCATTCCGCAGGTGTCGCTTGGTGTCGCGGCGGCGGCGGTCGTCGGTGTAGGGTCTTTCTTCAAGATCCGCGCGCTCGGCGGCGCAACGGCGGCCAGCAGCGGCAACTGGAGCTAAACCATGTCGGTTATCATTGACGGCGGCGCAGGCATCACGTTCCCCGATACGGTCCAGCAGACCAACGCAGTGACCAACACAGGCGGCGTCCCGCGCTACTATGCTGCGCGTGCGTGGGTGACGTTTGATGGGTCAACGACGCCCCCGACAATTTTGTCTGCGTCCAACGTGGCGTCCGTATCGCGGACAAGTACGGGCCTGTTTACCATTACGTTTACCTCCAACATGCCCAACGCAAACTATGCGGTTGCGGGCATGGCACTTGACACATCTCGAAGCGTTGTAGTCAACATCCGCAGCGCACCATCAGTAAGTTCTTTGGCTATCCGCGTGACTGATCTGTCCTCAAACGCAAGTACAGCAAGCACAAATTCCGTAAATAGCGAGTATGTGTCGCTAGTGGTCTTTGCATGACCGCAGAAGAGCACCTTCGTCAGCACTTCCCCGACCTGCGGCTGCCGCCTGCCGCAGTCGAGTGGCTGTTGGGTGTGTGGAACGCAATTCAGGTGCTGGACGACGCGGCGGACGGCGACGCCATCGACCGGGGCGACCTGCACCGCGCCATCTACGATCTGTTTGTCGATCTGCCGTCCAACCCATTCTTCGTGCATAATGCCGTGGCTCTGCTGCCCGCGCTGTCGCTGATGGTTCTCAAGTGGAAGGCGTCCGACGACGCCGAGAGGGCAGGGCAGGCCGACGCCCGGTCCTTCGTCTGGCGGGCGGGCTACTACGACGTGGTGCTGGCGGCGGTTGCGGCGGCCCACGGCCGGAACGAGGCGCTGACGGTTGCTCGCGGGGTCTTGTCGCTGTATGGTGAAACACTAGACGACTATCTGAAGGAGTTTCCGCCATGCCAGACCCGATAAGCGCAACAGTCGGTTCTGCCGCTATTGGCGCAGGCGCGTCTATTCTTGGCGGCAAGTCGCAGGCTGACGCAGCAAAGAAAGCCGCCAAGGCGCAGGAAAAAGCCACCAAGGCCACAATCGCGGCGCAGGAAAAGGCGCTGGAGCGCCAGATCGGCCTTCAGGAGCCATTCCGCGCGACCGGCGTCAACGCGCTGGCGGACTATGCCACGGCCTCCCAGTACACGCCATTCGGCATGCCGCAGTTCCAAGCTGACCCCGGCTACCAGTTCCGCATGTCGGAGGGGCTGAAGGCGCTGGAGCGGTCCGCAGCCTCTCGCGGCATCCTTTCGTCCGGCCAGACGCTCAAGGACATCACGCGGTTCGGGCAGGACACGGCCAGTCAGGAATACCAGAATGCCTTTCAGCGGTATCTGGCGGAACGTCAGGCACGTTTGCAGCCGCTGGAATACCAGATCGGTATCGGTCAGACCGCCGCAGGTAACATTGCAGGTGATGTCGGTACGTCGGCGCGCGACGTCGGCCAGCTCACGACATCCCTTGGCGACATCCGGTCGGCGGGCATCATGGGGCAGTCCAATGCGTTTACCGGGGCGCTGAGCAACATCGCGGGGCTTGCCACGCAGGGTGCCGAAGCCTACGGCCAGTATCAGGCCGCACAGCCATACATGAACTACCTGCGGGCCATCACGCCGACGGCTGGCGGCGTCACGCCGGGTGCGTCGCCCTACACGCCCCGGTTCACAAGCACGACCTTTGGCGGCCCGAAGTGAGGTAGACCGTGGTTACGAACCCCAACATCATCCTCTCGGCCAACCAGATGGCGGCACCCCGGCTGCCGGATGTCAACGCCATGATGCAGACCCGCACGGCGGGGCTGGAGAACATCTACAAGATTGAGCAGCAGCGGGCTGAACAGGCAAAGGCGGCGCAAAAGGAACAGGAGGCCGCGCAAGAAGCAGCAACGCTCAAGGCGCTTCTTCCAGCCTATACTTACGGCATTCAGACTGGCGACATTACGGGCGCACTTAACCTTGTCCCACCTGAAATGCAGGAAAACATCCGCCCCTATGTCGAGGCCTTGTCTGGCAAATCGCCGCAGGATGTGCAGGCGGCGCTGATCGGGTCTCTGTCTGCCAGCCCTGCCGGGCAGGAAGCGCTCGCCGCTATCCAACGCGCTGCTGCCGTAGACGTTCAGCGCGGGCAGTTGCGGGTTGCCGAAAAGAGACTGGCGATGGACGAAAGTCAAGCTGGCGTACCCAAACCGATGAGTGAGTACGAAACGGAAGTACTGGGGTTGCGCGAGCGCGAACTTACTCTGAAGGAAGAGGAAGCGGCGCGTAAACAGCAAGAAGCCGACGACATTGCTGCGGGCAAAAGAGGCCCGACCGAAGCTCAAAAAGGCGAAGTCTGGAACCCCGAAGCGGGTCGGTACGATGTTGTGCCGGGTACAAAACTATACCGCGAAAGTTCAGCTAAACATGCCGCCGACTACAAGGCCAAAACCGCAGTGCAGGACCGCGTTGCTGAAAGTCTGGCTAAAATTAATTACGTCTTGTCCGAAGAAAATGAAGACGGGTTTGGGTGGAATTTTGGCGGGTACTCAGAGGCTTATGTTGGGCAGTACGTGCCGGGGCAAGCACAAGACGTCAAAAACACCATTGAAAGTCTTAAAGCCGACATAACGCAAGCAGGTTTGGAATTGATGCGCGCGGGTGGCTCTATCGGCGCGATTACGGAACGCGAATGGCCGCTGCTTGAAAAGCAAATTGCGGCGGCTACACCTTATGTTAGCGAAAAACGTGCAAGAGAACTTCTTGAAAATGTTGCGCAACGACTGAAAAACATTCAGACACGCGCCACGGAAGCCTATGACAACCAATGGGGAGAGACGCAGTTCTACACGCCGTCCGAGGCGCTGCAGCCAGAAACAGGCGCAGGTGGTGGTCCATCTCTACCCGCCGCAGGCGGCATTCGCGAAGGCGCAACAGCCACCAACCCGCAAACCGGCGAACGTATCATCTACAGGAACGGTCAATGGCAGCCCCTCTAAGCAAACTCCCGCCGGGCTTTACTCTTGACGAACCGGACAGCGCCGGGCTTCCGCCGGGGTTTGTGATGGACGCCGAGCCGCCCGCGCCGGAGCCTGAAACCTTTGGCCAGCAGGTGCTGCGCGGCGCGGCCTCGACGGCAGATATCATCGCGGAGAGCGTGCCCGGCATGGCGGCCATGGTCGCCTATCCGTTTCAAGCTGCGGCGGGTTTTGTTACAGGCCAAAGCCCGGCAGACGTTGCAGCCAGTCAAGAACGGGTGCTGGGGGCAATGTCCGCTCCCGTTGGTCGTGCTCTGGGCGTCACCGAGACACCATCCTACCAGAACAATCTCGCCAAGCAGGTGCTGGGGTATGTGGCCGAGAACATGGACAAGGGAGCGGACTGGATTTCCGACACGACCGGCATCCCGAAGCCGTCCGTGATGAACATGATGCAGGTGCTTCTGACAGCGGGGCCGTTCAAGACAACTGGCGCTGCGCTGCGCGAAGTGCCCGTGCGCAAAATGCCCGGCGGCGACGCGGTAGTTCGCGCGGCTAAAAGAACGGCGGCGCTCCCCGGTAAAGTGGTACGCGATATCATAGACCCCAAGACCAAATTTTACATGGATCTTGCGGAAGGGCGCGCGCCAGAACTTATTTCTGCTGCGCGGCGACCTGAAGCTACGATTGTTCCCGGTGCACGCCCGACTTTTGCGCAGGCCACGGCAGACCTTGGAATGCCGCGCGTCGCCGCCGCAGGCGAACAAGCTAAGTTTGAAGTGCCTGGTGCGGTCACCACCGCGCAAGCAATCAAAGACGCACAGGAAGCAGCCCGCATTCAGCAACTTCGGGTCATCGAACGTACACCGAAAAGCCGCGCCCGCGCTGAAGAAGTACGGGCAAAGCGGTCAGGCCCGCTCTACGAAGCTGCGGAACAGGCAGGCGACGTCGTAGATGTTGTGCCCGTGCTGGACCGTATCGACGATCTTATCGCCCGAAAGCCGGGGAACCAGCCGCTGCTGACCGAATTGCGCGAAGTTCGCAAAGGGCTTCTCAAGCCTGACGTGGATGATGACGGCAATCCGATCCTTGTGCCGCGCACCGACGCTGAAGAAGTGGCGTCAACAATTGATGGTCTCAAGACGGCTATCGAAGACGAAAAAAACAGGTTTATCAAAGGTGAACTAACTCAGATCAAGAACGATCTGACAAAGGCCATTCCTTATTTGCCTGAAGCCCAGGCAGCGTTCAAGAAGGGTAGCCGCACGCTCAACCAGCGCGACATGGCAACGTACCTTCGCGAAAAACTGGAGTCTCCTGTTCCAGACGCTTCGCAGCGCGCGGCATCTTTTGCTGGTGCGGTACGAGACGCGCCGCGCACCATCAAGCAGGCGCTTGAGGGCGCGCCGCGATACGAGACGTTTACAGAAGCCGGGATGTCCAAGCAGCAGCAGCGCATGATCGACAACATCGTAATTGATTTGTCGCGCGATGCGCGCGTTCAGGAGTTGGCGCAAGCAGGCAGCAAAACCGCGCCTAAACTTACGCGGACACCCGGCAAAACCAGTCTCCCCGCATTTTTTAGCCCGGTTGTAACAGTAGCAAACACCATCCTGCGCCGACTGAGCGGAAAGCTAACCGACAAGATGGCTCTTGATATTGCCATGGAGTTGCTTGACGCTGAAAGAGCGGCAGCGGCGCTGGAGACAGCCCTGCGGCGGTCAGGCCAAGCTGCGCCCAAACCTGCGGGCAGGCTATCTGGCCCGATCAGCCGCGCCGTCAAGCGCGCGCCCGTCGTGACCGCGCCGAACCAGATGAACAACCAGGAAAACCGCAACGCGATGGCGAGGTGACGTGCCGTGGATTATCAGGTTCTTTTCAATCTCGCCATCGGGGCGGCGGGGCTGTTCGGAGGATATGTCTTGACGCGCATTTATAACGCCATCGACAAGCTGGATGACGATGTACGCAAGATACCGCTGAACTATGTCCAGAAGGACGACTTCAAGACGGCGGTTTCGGACATCAAGACCGACA